AGAATTCATTCCTCAGCGTGCCTGCCAGTGCAGCCGCTGCGGGAACCGCATTTACGGCCATAGCATCGTCGCCAAGGCCAATGGCCGCGTGATCTGCTCCTTCTGTTCTGACTCAGCCGTCTGGAACGCGGCTCGGCAGCGATGGGAGTGGAAATGAGCAAAACCGTGGAAATGAGCAAAACCACCTCGGAGCTAGACGAGGACCTGGTGAAGTATGTCCGCACCAATCGCGAACCATTGGCGATCAGCGAGGCTGCCGAGGATCTGGCTTGCCTGGGCCGATTCGGGGCCGCATGGCCTCGCAAGAGCAAGACCTACTGGGCAGGCGAGCTCCGCCGCCTGGTTCGTGAGGGGAAGCTGGCGATGCATGACGGAGGCCGCGTGTATCCGCCCGAGCCAGCAGAGGCACCGCGACTACCTGCACTAGCCCCCGAGGCTCTTGGGCTGGCCTACGCATGCGACGAGGATCAGAGCGAGGATGTTTTGTGATGAAAGCCAATCCCTACAGATCCGAGAGTCAAGACGTGGATGATTACGACGCATGGTGGGACGGATACGCACGAGGATTGCGCGACGGCGTTTGGTCTCGTTACCTGACGGCGGGGCTCTGGGTGCTCAATATTCTGCTGCTGGTGTATCTCATCGTGACGAGGTTACCGGCATGAAAAAAAAACGGCCCGACCAAGGTCGGGATTCAATCCCAATCCTTTTATCGCTACGGAGGACTGCTGCGAGATAACTGATTCCATCCCCATACCAACGGAGTAGGGGCACAACACGCTGCGCGAAAAGAAAGCGGTCAGACGTGAACGCTATCGGCTTGCCAGTGTGTTGTGAAGGTTGTGGCCAGGGAGGGCCTTTTGAATTGCGAACCTTTATCACGCGAGTCGCTCGAGGTACGCCCCGCGAGACGGCAAGTGTTCGGGTCTTCATGAGACCCGAACACCCTAGAAAAACATTGGGTATTTCGACACAAAAAACGCTTAAATCGGCAACATGGAAGCAACCAAAACCATCCAGCAGGAGCTTGACTTCACGAACATCGGGTACCGCAAATGGGCCGTCGAGCACTCGGCAGCCCTGCGAAGCCTCGCGGTCGTCGAGGGAGTCGGCAATCGAGCCAAGACGATTCGGCTGAACGTCTGCGAGGTGCAATGCTTGCTGTATCGGTTGGCTCGCTACGATGACTGCTACGAGTCGGTCGATGCGATGGCTGCCGCGTGCGGTCTGTCGAGTCGCAAGGTGGAACGCATCCTACGCGGACTGCAAGAAAACGGCCTCATGGAGATCGACAAGGTATCACGTGGGCCAGGGTTCCCCTCGAATCGCTACATCGTGTTTTGGAGCGAATTGGTGACCGTCAAGCCCAAGACCATTGCGACGGTAAAGGCCACTCGCGCATGTCCGCCACAACAGAGCCCAGCGGCTGCCGCATGTCCGCCACAACAGAGCCCAGCGGCTGCCGCATGTCCGCCACAACAGAGCCCAGCGGCTGCCGCATGTCCGCCACCATGTCCGCCACCATGTCCGCCACCATGTCCGCCACCATGTCCGCCACTATGTCCGCCACTATGTCCGCCACCGGTGGCGGACAATAAAAAGAATAAAGAGAAAGAAACAACAACAACAACTTGGAAGTGTGTTGTTTCCTTTTTGAACCAAGTGGGAGTTAGCCAAGCATCGCGAGCTTGTGAGCGAGCTTCCCAACGAGGATTGAAAGCCGGGGATGTACTGTCCCATTTGCAGAAGCTTGCCAACGCTGGTTGTACCCACCCGGGCATCTTTTACAATCAGGCGATCTATCCGACCCAGGCCAAAGCGGATGTACCGAAGCCGAGGCCAAAGCGCACTAATCCAGAGGTGCTCTGGAAGCGGGCGTTTGATTGTTTGAGGAACCGCTTAGGTCGCATTCCGACCGAGGCCGAGGTTCAAGCCCTATTGCGTGGTACGCAGCTTCAGGCGTCACACGTCTGACACGAGGTAGTAACATTGGGATAACGCGTCCCGGCCTATGACCGCATGGGCCGGAAACATGACCGATTCCAAGGTTCGCGGTTACGGCTAACGTCACGAGTAGGGAACCGGACGCTAACGCGTTCCGGCTGACACGGGGTAGTAACATTGGGACAACGCGTCCCGGCCTATGACCGCATGGGCCGGAAACATGACCGATTCCAAGGTTCGCGGTTACCGCTAACGTCAAGAGTAGGGAACCGGACGCTAACGCGTTCCGGCTGACACGGGGTAGTAACATTGGGATAACGCGTCCCGGCCTATGACCGCATGGGCCGGAAACATGGCCGATTCCAAGGTTCGCGGTTACCGCTAACGTCAAGAGTAGGCAACCGGACGCTAACGCGTTCCGGCTGATGAGCCGTAGTGCGCTAGCACACGGTTGTTGTGGTAACCGGACGCTAGCGCGTTCCGGCTGATGAGCCGCAGTGCGCTAGCACGCGGTTGTTGTGGTAACCGGACGCTAACGCGCTGAGGGCGTCGATAAGAAAATCTACCATCCCATGTGACGCGGACGCCGCTCCGTTGCCTGGGTTTGTTAAGCGGCAATAGGAATTAAGCATGTCAGAGCAACGCGAGCGAAAGATTAACGCGCTGAAATTGGCTATTCATGCGTGCATCAAAAGGCTGCGAGATATACGCGAGGATGATATTTTGACGGAAGAACAGAAGAAGCGACAGATTGATGCCCACGAATCGTATCTACGCACACTGTTTGCTATGCGCGAGGAAGCCTTGTTTGGTAACCGGACGCTAACGCGTTCCGGCTGATGAGACGTAGTGCGCTAGCACCCGGTTGTTGTGGTAACCGGACGCTAGCGCGTTCCGGCTGATGAGCCGTAGTGCGCTAGCACACGGTTTTTAACTACCTAGCTGGCGTGAAAGTCAGAATCCGAGAGCGTGTTATTCATAAGGCATTCTCCCATGCTTGCAACACAAAAAAAGGGGCTGTTGTCCGTGTACGTCACGCCCGAAATCGCACACAGCCAACAGCCCACAGCTACCATTAGATCACGAATAGATTCGTTGACAAGGCAGCCAAAAGAAGACGCAGTTACGCGAAGCCACTAAATTATGGGACAAGCTGAATGAGTTCTTAGGGGAGAAACCATGACGAGAATTGTTGCAGCGATGCCTACCGAACAAAAAAAGGCCGCTCAGGATTGAACGGCCTACATATCGACTACGATTCACATTTAGAATGTCAGCTGCGTTGTTTGGTGCGAACCATCATATTGGAAAACTTGCTCTTCCAGTGATCGGGATTTGCAATCATATCACCTAGCAAAACAGCAGCCGGTCCGGGAACTTCGCTTTTACCTTGCTCCCATTTCTCCAAGGTTCTTTTAGACACTCCGATGAGCTTAGCAAAAACTGCCTGGCTCACGTGAAAGTCGTGTCGTATATTTTTAACTTCCTCAGGTTTAACCTTTCTTGGTTCCAAGGAAAGTTTAACTCTTCGTATGGTTATCTTTGGGCTTAAATCCTCAATTCGATCAACAGAATCAAGTCGCTCTGCAGCAGCCTTAACCCTACCAATCAGTTTGTTTTCAAAATCCGTGAACTCTTTATTCATCAGGCCTTCTCCACGCTTTGTACTGTGCCAGCAGTTTTTCTCTTACCGAGGAGCAGTGCGTTGTTAACTGCTTCTTGGCATCCTCCGATAAATCGTTCGAATCTGTCTTCGAATAGGCCATTACGACGAGCACGATGAAGATTTCCGGAACGTATAGGTACAAAACCCTAGCTCCGCCTCGCTTTCCTCGACCTCGCGTTCGCCACCTGATCTTTCGAAGCCCGCCCGTCCCCGGGATGACATCTCCCGACTCAGGGTTCGCAGTTAGTGCAAACTCGAACATTGGTAAATCTTTGTCTTCGTTCAGTCCAAGTTCCGTCCAATCGTCTATAAACCCGTCTTCGTAGATAAAATCAAGCATATCTTGAGGTTGAACCAAATGCTCAGGATAGATGATTTTGGCTTCGCTAACGGGAATCGAGCGTCTTTTGCTCATTTAGGTCTCCTTATTTTCGTCCGGAACTCTAGATAAACTATACTCTATAAGGGTATAAAGTCCAGGTTGGTTGGCAAATTTTTCGGCATTCGATAACGCTAGCGAAGAGACGCTTGATAACGAGAAAAGGGCTATCGTCAGTTTGAGTCACGCCCGAGATCTCACGTTTACCGACAGCCTTTTTATCTCTTCGAGCTTTCGCTCTAGCGGGATGCCGCTAAAGTGCTCGACCCAGGCAGTCGATCGATGCTTGGCGAACGACGGGTACCAGTGCTGCCAATTCCAACGTGGATCCAAAAGGTGGATCTTCAGACCGCTCGATTCGGCTTGATATTGTATCCACCATTGCTCAGCGCAGTGACTCGATCCTAAAGGATGAAGCGGCGGCTGCCAAATGTCATGACCAGGCCCGCGAGTCAGCACGAAACCACTGTTAAGCATAACCTCAGCGTGACGCGGCTCGATCCCTTGCAGCTTCATGCAATGGACGTAGTCTCCCTGGACCCAGTCCCCTGATAGGGGTGGCATGTGGGCAAAGGGCATGTCGTCGGTCATCGCAATCGAAACCTCCGGCGGCAAATCAAAGATCGAGGGACAATCGGGACGGATCAAAAGATCCGCGTCGACGAAAAGCACCTCGTGATAGTGCTTGGCATAGTCCCAGATGCGAAACTTGTCACGCTTCCAATCCAGATGCAACTGATTCGTGATCAACAGAAAATCGGCACCACAGCGGTTGGCGTACTGGCGAGCAGGTCCTGCCGTGTAGCGAGCTAAAGCGCGAAACGGACCAGCAGCCAACATGATGACCAGCTTATTGCCGGGGTAGATGGATTGGAAATAACGATCCGGATGCCACATCGCCAACGCCTCCGAGTGACCGACCTCGGGATAGTAGCGAAAAGGATTCGATTCCTGATGCAACTTGCGATTGACCACGTTGTGCAGCTGGATTCCCCAGGCAAAGAAACGCTCTCCGCTGGAAACATCAGGATTATCATCGAGGACAAGTGGCTCGCACTGGCAGGTAGGCTTTTCGTTCCACCATCGCCAAAAAAAATCTTCGGCATGGCTTGGCTCAAAGTCATCCATGGGGTAACTGTGCAAAGCGTTCCAATAGCTCAACTTGGACGGAGCTTTTTGGGTAGTCGTTTCGACCACCGATGTATCCCAAACCAATCCAATACCAGTACCAAACATAGAGGCTTTCTACGTGCGAGGGATAACTTGGAAGGTCGCAGGTGCATCGTCCCAAATCGCAATGCCGTTGCCCGTCATCCCGACAGGCCATTGCTGAGGCGGCCCGATCGGATGCTCGTCGAACATCGTCGACTCCACGACAGCCTGGTTAAACGGGAATTCTTGCGTGACATTGGTACTGGTCCACGTATTCCCGAACGGTGATGTGGAGTACTCGAAGGCCCACGGATCGGCAGCCTCATGGATAAGCTGCTGATTCTGCATCCGCCAATAGCGAGTGTCGATACGCCAGCGTAGCGTGCCACGCCAGCTCCACCCCGATGAGCAAAAGAACAATCGCAGCGTCCCCTCGATAGCGACTTGATAGGCGATGTTGAAAACGGCTCCACTGCCGGGATCGATATGCCCCTGATGCAAAACACCTGCCAGGTAGGTCGCCGGGTGATCGATCCCCGCATACGGGCGAATCATTGGTTCATGGTTGACCCCGGCACTGATCTGGTAACTGCATCCGCCGACCAAGCCGCAATCCATAACCCATTGCCAGCCGAGATCCGGAGCCAATCGGCTGTTGGCGATCCGCGATCGCAAACGCCTCGTCAAATTGCTAATCGGGAACGAGGTAAAGGTGGGAAACGAATCGGGCTCGGTAGCATCGCAGTCTAGGGTCACCGACCAGGAGCCACGTTTGAGCACAATGGATTGGATCTCTAGTGGCACCATGCCCGAAGCGCTCGGACGTAGAATGGCGGGATAGTTCAGCGTCTCGGGCCAGGTCACAGGCTGTTCGAATTCCACGCGGGTTTGATGGACCAGGTTGACTTCCTCGGTCGGCAATGCAGGAATCGCTACGAGCGGATTCGGGATGAACTTACCAAACGTGCGAGATCGGACGCGATTGTTGAACGTACTCGGTTCGTTGCAATCGATGCTGATTAGGGAGACAAGCAACCATCCGCCGTTCTGGGTCACGGTGATATCAGGATAGCCGTTCCAAAAATCTCCCCAGCAGCAGTTCCCGACTCCAATCAAGTGCGACGGCAGGGTGCAACCCTCCGCCTCGCGAGTTTCCTCCTTGGTAAAGTACTCGTAGACCGAGAATCGCATCGTTGACTGAAACGCCTCCAGGCGATAGATGCGGCCCCAGATTTTGTACTCGTGGAACGTGCTGATGTTTCTTTCGGTACAGTTATCGGGTTCGGTCGTCGTCCAGGTCTCGGTGAAGATCGGATAACAGAGGGGCTTTTCGTTCATCGTCACGGTTACGACCGCAGCTTCCAATTCCGGATGCGTGTCGCTGAGAGCACGGATTTGCGCTTGCACTCCGGCGGCGATATCCTCCTCTGTGCGGCATGGCCCCCCGGGGGCAAAGTTCAATTGGAACTCCGTGCAGCGATAACGCCAGGTCATGTCAGCCACGATATGCCGTTCATCGGACCAGCGAAAGGTTTGCACCTCGTTGTACTGTCCCGAGATTTCTACCTCGAGAAAAAGCCGGGCTGATATCGGATCGCATTGGATGAGTTCGAAGATGGCGTACGGTTCGAGAGGCTCTTCTGGATCTTCTGGCTCTTCTGGCTCCTCTGGCTCTTCCGGTTCCTCTAGTTCTTCTGGCTCTTCTGGCTCGACGGGATCCTCCGGATCGCCTGGACTAGGGACGGGCAACGAGATCGTGAATTCGAAATCCCTTACCGGTTGTGCATGACGCAATACACATTCTGGACCTCCGTAGCCATCGACCAGTACATAGCGAGAGGCAACATTCGTGCAGCCCTCATGCCATTCTTGCCACGGAGCATCCGAGACCGGCTTGCAATCGTCAATGGTTTTATCGATCCATTCCGTAACCACGGGACTACCGTAGCCGGTTACGTACCCGTCTGAGTCCCGAAAGATCGTTCGTACGGATCGCGTCCGTTTTAATGAGATCGATGCAATCTTACGCGGGCATGGCTGCGGAATGCATCGCTGGGCACCGGAGGTGATCAGCCAATGCCCTGAAAGTTCTTCCTTTTCCACGATGACTTCGTTGTCGGGTCCGATCCATTCGATTTCCGGATTGGCGATGCGAATCGATTGGTAGGTTTGTGCATTGGCATCGTCTGCTGGAGGTACAGGAACAGCCAACCCCATGCCCAATCCCTCTTGGTTTCGTTCTGCCACGCGGGTAATCGTGCGAGCCCGCATCGCTCGAACATGAGACCTCGGCACGTCGGTCGTCTGACGTTTGATCTCCCCCAATAAATTCATCAATTGTGAGGCGTCGTTGCCCTCGAAATGTACGATTTCCATGCGGTTATACGGTTTCTTGACGGCTAAACCGTCCACTGGTTACGAAGCTCTTCCCGTCGTGCGATCACGAACGTTGCGTCGGGCAAAAATTGGTTTCTCCAATTGCGAACGGGAATGGTGAAAGGGCTATCATTCCAAACCAAGCGATCGAGCCAGGGCTCGGGTCCAGGGATGATGGTCGTGATTAGTATGCGAGCTGTTCCCACGCCGGGACCGCCACACGTGGCAGCTGGCACGAATCCGATGATGCGCACCAGACAACACAGCATCTGCCGGACCGGAGCGGGTTTTCCGGCTCCCGTAGGGTCGGGATTGAGAAGGTCGATGAGCTGCTGTGCGTCGTGAGGTTGGAAACTGACCGGGTCATTCATCGTCATTCATCGCTTCGCTCGAGGCTCGGGTTTTAGGCTAGCCTCGCATTCGTTGCACGCGGCGAGGATCGAATCGATATGCAGAACGGCCAGCTTGCGATTGCCTGCCGTGATCGAATTACGGCAACGCTGCTGTAGCTTGATGGCTTCCGAAAGCCATGGACATCGATCGACCACGAACGACTCCACTTGCTTGATCGATTTCTTTTGGGCTTGTCGGGTAAAACCCGATTCTCGATGCCAAAACAGATGCCACTCGGCTAGAAGCAGCCGCACATGAGCGATCGCGAGACGGTTCTGTAAGTGATAACGCAGCGTGTTGGCTTGCGAAAGGTTAGTTTCCGTCTCGGGATTCGCGGGAATAGCCGGATTAGAGCTAGAGGGTGTTGAAGTCCTTTTCCGCATAGGTCCCGTGATGTTCTTTGTAGCAAGGGTTGGTATTGGACCCAGACCCGCCAGTATCTGTCAGGAACCATGAGGTCGGGTTGCCCTCGGAATCGCGAAAGGGAATCCGGTTCCCACCACTGAGATAGTAGGAACCGTATTGCAATCGACTTTCAATCCAGGTCAGTGGGTTGTATCGAAATTCGTAGGTCAGCTCCGCCACGTCGAAATTATTGACTTGCGCAGGGCTGGCGGCAATGCTCAGTAACCAGGTGTGCTTCGGTTTTCCACGATAAGAGACCGAGTTAATGCTGTTATTCCACTCCAGGAGATACTCATCGAGTGCGGGCTGGACGATGGGAAAATACTTGCGATACCGAGTCACCAGAATATTGAGGTTCTCATAGACCGGGGTGCTGTACATTTCCCCATTGGTCATCACGATCGCGTTGCCGTCCTTGTCCTCCTTCAAAACCCGTTGAAGCTTTTCCGTGCTGGACCCGAGCCAGCGAATCGACCAGTCGACCGGGTTAGGTGTCGTCTCTTGATCGGGCGAGTTGAAAGGGGGCCGCTGGGTGAATTCGAGATCCACCTCGACCAGTCGCCTGGAGATCTGACGCGGTGTGCGACGTGACAGCCATAGGTTTGGAAAACCGAGGAATCCACTCCCGACAGGTGGGCATAGGGCCAGCGCATCGGAGACCGTATCCCCTGCGACAGGATCGAGTGCAATGATCAGCGTGAAGGCGCGTTCCTCCTCGAGGCGGAATTCCCCGTCGACGGTTTGGGTCCGGGTCGGGAACGCTTTACTGCCTGTAATCGTGGCCATTATCGATAGGTCCTCGGCTGTTTGATTTTTTCGATGTGCTTGCGAGCTAAAACGAGCTCCGATCGCATGAGCTCGATTGCCAGTGTCTGCTTGCGAATCTCCAGCATTTGCGCGTCAATCTTGTCATTCTCGGCGGATTTGAACGCGTTGTACTCCTCGACCGATCCCTTGGTGATGGTCTGCGATTGCGCTCGTTGCACGTCCTGCCTGGCTTCTTTCTCGAGCATGTCGCCACGCCAGCGAGCGTGATCCTCCTGGGAGATGAGACCTTTTTGGCGAAGATCATCGAGCTTGGCAATCTCTTTTTGGAGGGCGTAATGCTTGACGTACTTTGAGTACAACGCATCGACCGCAGCCGCGTCGCGCTCGCGAGCTTGTTGAGCCTGTCGTTCGGCCTCGGCCTCGAGGCGTTCGCGTTCCTTAATCTGCTTGGCTCGTTCGTCTGCGAGGGATTTTTCTAAAGCCAGGCGTTCTGCGGCAGCGGCTTTCTCGGCTTCGCGTTGGCGTTCGATCGCGGCGAGCTGCGATTCCTCGTTCGTCTTGGCTTCCTCCTTGGCCCGAGCAGATTCTTCCGCTTGTTGCCGAGCTGCTTCGAGCGCGGCGACGTTTCGCGCACCGGTCCCAAAATCGAGAGCACTTTGGATACCTTCCCCAACTCCCGACCAGTTCAGGGTGACGATGTTGCGAAGGGTCGTCTGGAGGAGTTGGCTCATTTCCCATGCGTCGTAAAGGACGCCTGCGAAGTAGGCCGCAGCGTCCACCACCGGACGAATGTAGTCTTTCATGGCCGAGAACTCACCAGAGCCCGCCATAATCGTTTCGGCAATCACTTGAAAGACCGGAGCTAGCTCGGCAGATAACTGGGTGTACAGCCCCTGGGCGATCAGTTGCATGCGAGCCCATTGGTCGTTGGCGATTTGGATCCCCTCAGTCTGTGCCGCCGTCAGGCTATTACCCGTCTGCTCAAGCCAGGCCTGCATGTCCCTGAGAGATTCTTTTCCGGCTCGGAGCGATAGAACCAGGCTGGCACCTTGTCTCCCGAACAAATCGTAAGCCACGGCCAATTGATCGGTCGGATCCTTTAGCCCCTGCGTAGCGTCCATAATCTGCTCCAGGGCGGCCAGTGGCCCAGCCTTGAGCAATTCGCCAGCCTGGAGACCGAGAGCGCTGAGCGTGTCGTATACGGCTCCTGATTGGTCCACGGCGGCGGCATTGATCCCCAGCATCATTTTTTGCAGCGCGTTGTCCACGCTCGCCGCATCGAGCCCAGAGGATTCCGCTAGGGCGAGTCGTATGGTATTGAGCTCGTTAAAGCTCATCCCCAGTTTGTCGGCCACCTTGACGGCTTCGTCGATGTGCTGGGTCATCTGCCTGACCTGATTCGACACATGGATGACCCCTGCTCCTGCGGCCACGACGGCCCCCAGCCCTGCGGCTAAGCCCATAGCTGCCACACCGCCCCCCGACAGGGCGAACGTCGACACGGCATCGCTCACGCCTGGCATGGAGCTGGTGAGGTTGGTGGCGGCGTTTCTCAGAGCGGCTCCGGGCCCAGAGCGTCCGAAGAGATTTTCGCGGCGGGAACGCTCGACGGCTCGATTGTAGTGCTCCTGGGAAATTGCGTTCTGATCGAGCAACTGCCGCAGCTCGCGCAGATGAGCGATATGGCGTTCCTCGCCGGTCATCACGGAGCGAGTGATCGCTTCGCCTCGGGACATCATCCGCGCCTTTTCCGCCTCGGCTGCGGCGGCGCGTTTTTTGGCCTCTGCCAATTCGCGTTCCGCCTGGGCCGCTCGTTCGATGCCAGCCGGAGAGCGAGCGTGGACGTTCGCGACCGCTTTTTCGTACTGCTCCGCTGTGATGGCACCCGCCTCGAAGATCGATTTCAGTCGATCGAGTTGTTCCTGCAGGACCTGGGCCGGGTCTTTGGTTTCCTGCAGGACGCGGCGAACGTCGCGCATTTGCTGCCGCGTGAGGGTCGCACTCGCATTGAGTTGCGAGGCATCCATGGCGATCTGATAATTGAGCGAGCCAATGGGGATGGACATGATGCGCCTTTACCTGCGGTTGCGTGGATCGAAAGCGGCAGCGGTCGCTTGAGCAGCCAGTTTGTGATCCTCGATCGATAGTCGCGTGCGAGGCCTCGGATCAGACCACTCCCCTGGCATGTGGTACGCGAACTCGGTTTGCGACTTTAACGAATCAGCAGCTTCGGGCGACCGCGAGAACGCCAACTCTCTCCGCAGTAGCGAGATTTGATGCGAAACGCCAGCCGTTCTGTGCCACTCGCGACCGAAGGGCTCCACGCGACAATACGCGATCCAGCGTGTTAGAACATCGGGATGGACCGAATCCATCCAGGCCATCGGGTCATCGATTCCCAGTGCGAGAGCTACGCGGAAGGCGTATCGGACTCTGGCACTGGATCGGATTTTTTTTCCGCCGACTTGACACTCTCTGTCGTCGGCCTAGGAAACAGACGACGGTATTCGTCGTGCAGGAACATGGCTTCTTGCGCGTCCATCGTGGCCAGTTCGTTCGGATGTTCGAACAGGAGCTCGCCGTTGGCATCACACAGGGTCATTGCCAGCAATCGTCTCCGCTGCGATTGGAAATTTTTTTCCGACAGCTTGCCTGTGGTCGGATCGTAGAGAGCCGCTTCGTAAATCGCGTATTGGCTTTCTTGGATCCTGCGCAGGTAGACCGTGGTTCCGTCGGCCAGTGCGGTCTGTTGGACGGATGGCCCGGACCCGTGTTGCAATCGCTCTTTAAGACTCTCTTTAAGACTCATAGCTTGTGGGGTTTGTTGGATGTTGTGGTAACCGGACGCTAGCGCGTTCCGGCTGATTCGGCAACCGGACGCTAACGCGTTCCGGCTAATGAGCCGCAGTGCGCTAGCACGCGGTTGGTATTGGAACCGGACGCTAGCGCGTTCCGGCTAATTCGGCAACCGGACGCTAGCGCGTTCCGGCTGATACGGTAACCGGACGCTAACGCGTTCCGGCTAATGAGCCGCAGTGCGCTAGCACGCGGTTGGTATTGGAACCGGACGCTAACGCGTTCCGGCTGATTCGGGCATTACGATTCCTCGTCGTCTTGCCAGTCCTCGTCATCAGTGAGTGAAGATTCGAGTTCTTCCATCTGTGCCGTCGAGGGGCGCTGAGCGACTTGATCCCCCACGTTGGCCAGGAGCGCTTTGACCTGCGTTTGGATTTGGGCGACCAGGTCGCCGGGCAAGTCTGGCACGATGATATTGATCGGGGCACCAGGCTGAGTCCCCACGTAGCCCAGGAGGGCTTTCGGGTTGTCGTCCAATTGGCCCCAGATTTGGTATTGCGGCAACTCGGTTTTGACCGGTCCCATAATCGTGGGCTGATCGACCACGTGCCTGGTTAAAGTGATTGCTAGACCCATGGAAAACCTCGAAAGAATGAAATGTGCGGTGTTTGCCAACCCTCAAAGGGAAACCCCCAAAGGGAACCCCTTAGTGGGAATCGCTTACGGGGGAGATGCGGTCGCAGGGGTGAAGACAGGCAGCGTCGCCTTGGCATCCCAGCGAATTTTGATTTTGGAGACTTGGAGCGTCGCGGTCGCCATTTGGGGAATCGAACGCTCGGTGATGAAGCCAGAGCCGACGTAGGTCGCGGCAGTCGCGTCGCCGGGCCCGAGCGGGAACGTCTGAGTGATCAGCGTTGGCTGATTGAGTGGCGGCAAAGCGGATCGTCGGTCAAAGATCACTTCGAGTTCGGTTTCGCCAGGATCGATCGTATCGCCGGGGATGTGGCTCTCATGGGTGGCCGACAGGGGAGTATCCTTGACGGGGGACGATGCGTGTTTGGTTTCGCCAATCATACGCACGTCACCAGCGAACGCATGGGACGCGAACGTGATCGTGGCCCCTTGGCCGGTATCATTTTGACGGGTATAGCCAGTCATTTAGGAACATCCTGTGTAAAGGAAAAACACGGGGCGGGCGTGGCCCCCGCGATTCCGAGCCAGTAGCAAGAGCGGAATCGCAAAGCAAGGGGCAAATGCGGTAGGCTAGATTACGATCTACTCCTCGATTAGCTCAGGATCAGGGTCAGGCTCTGGTTCTTCTTCCTCGGGTTCTTCTTCTGGCTCATCAACTGGATCTGGTGGAACGATGACTCGTAGCGAGTAGGTCACCGGATCGATGGTGTATTCGTAACGCGGATACCAATCTTCCGGCTGTAGGACTCCTGGAGCTAGTCCTTCAATCAAATCGACTAGGGCCTTGGCTGAGGCGAAAAAGAAAGCGGATTGCCCAGGGGACACGGCATCCATCTGTTCTAGAATCTGATTGATTTCTTGGGGGGATCTCGGCTGAAACTTGGCTTTGAACCAGAAGCGTTGAAACTGCTCACTTCGGAACTTCATCAGGTTATTGAGTTGGTTGTTACTCGCCTGCAATAACTCGGCGGCGAGCAACAAACTCTCTGATGGTTGTGGTAAGGTTGGTGGTGTAAACATTAGTATGCGAATCCTCTCATTTTTGGTTGTGATGATGGGCCACCTGTTGATAGCTCCATCACAGTAACTCCGTTGGGGATAACGGCGGACGGGTGCAATGGGCCGTTGATCGTGTAAATTGTCGTGATGGTGTCATTGGTTTGATCGATTGTTGTGCGGAAGTCGGGGCCGTCAACAAGCTTAAAATCGCCGCGAGATATGTTGATAGCTCGACCAACGGCATTAAATGCGCGTAAGCATGTGCCGTTGTTTGTGTTGATTCCGTAAGCAGTACCAACATTACCACCATTTGCTGTTGTTACTGTGCTGTTGTTGGTGTTGACTCCGTGAGCATTATTAACACCACCACCACTTGCTGTTGTTACTGTGCCGTTGTTGGTGTTGACCCCGTGAGCAGAGTGAGCATTGCTGCCGTTTGCTGTTGTTACTGTGCTGTTGTTGGTGTTGACTCCGTGAGCACCATTAACACTGCCACCACTTGCTGTTGTTACAGTCCCGGCGTTGATGTTGACTCCGTGAGCACTACTAACACTACCTCCGGTAGCACTCCCCACTGTACATCCTGCCGGTAAAGTCCCGTCAACCAGAGCAGCAGTTCCAGCAATAAACGACCAAGTAGATAAGTCGTATGCACCGGAAATCGTACATCGTCCTGCTGTGCCTGGACTATCAACAACAATGTCAACTAATGTGGGTTGCTCGTCTACCGTCAAACGAAACCCAGCACAACGGATGGTGTCACCATCGGCTAAACTGTTTTTGATCGCTGAGTAGTTGCTGTTAGCGGTGAGACTAAAAATTGCCATTACGTTCTCGCCACTGTCAAGATGAGAGTTGCGTTAGTGATCGCAGCCACGGACTCGATTTCAACGCGAAGGTAATCCCCAGCGTTGAGACTCGTCACCCATCCGGTAAGAGTGGTCGAACTCGCTGTCTGCGATGCGGTTAAGGTGGGCTTGGCCGACGCTGTGATACTATCCCCGTTGGTCGGAGGGAAGTTGGCGAACGTGTCCTTCCATATATCGATGACTATCGAACCTGATTCGTTAGCTGCAATTTCCCATCCGGTGATCGTGCAATTGTAGGGTACGCGCAATTGACCGATCAGCACACCCACTGGCAGAACTGATCCGTCACCGTCTAGGTCGAGTTGGATTATCCCAGTGTTGAGCCCAATGGCCGTCCTACTTTGGCTTGCTGTCTTGGTTTCCAAAAGTCCAGAGTCACCTGTACCAATAAGCAAATCTGCTGTAGAGCCGATGGCTCCGATGTTCGATATGTTTCCGTGCGTGTGGGATTCTTGTGCCACCCCGATTGCAGCACGAAACGCTGCTGGTTGAGTTACATAGTAACCTGTTGGATGCACCGTAATCGAATAGATTTCTGGTGCGCCATTAGAACGTGCGTCTAATATGACTCCCTCTTCTGGATTTGCATGGATTGCAACCCTTCCAAACTCATCGCCTGCCGGTCCACTGTGAGATTGAAATGAAAACTGGGCATAATTTTCATCCGTGGCAGGCGCAGTCACTGCGAAGTGGTTTGTTCCACCTGTAATCGTCGTGTTAAACGACTTCACAGCATCCGTAACAGTCGACCACCAGCTCGTGATGGCTTGCCGAACTCGCTGGGCTGTCCATGCTCTGCGGGTTGTTGCTGTTCCTGCTTCTGCTTCGGCTTGATCGATTGTCGATGCTGTCCATTCCCGCGAGTTGGATAAACGCGAATCACTACCTTCGCAAAAGGTATTGGGCGCTGTACCGAACGAACCAGTAGTAATCACACCACCTGCGGCGGTAATCAACGGGAGATTAGGCGAAGAACCGATTTCCCCAGCGTTCGATATGTTTCCGTGCGTGTGCGGTAGCGGTGGCCGTGCGTCGCTTAACCTGGCGTCCGTGGTTAGCACGCGAGCACTCAGAGCAGAATCGACGGCAGAAAACTCGCTGCCCACCAAGGCTACGAAAGCATCAAATGTGGATTGCTCGACGACTTCGAGCCAGTCACGGACCTGGACGGCGTCGACCGCAGCCGCTGGAGCGGGATCGTTGCCGAAATTACCAAGCATCCGGGACGCCGGTATAGGAGTTGTGAGCGAGGACGGTCCAGGTGGGCCAGGGAGACCTTGCCTGGCTCGGTCGGTACGAATCCTATACACGCGGGGGGGAAACACTCGCAGATTCATTAGGGCACCTCGGCAGTTGGTCTGATGTCGCGATGGATCGTGATGATCCCTTTGCGCAGCCGATGCTTGTCCCCCAGCGTATCAATCCCATCAAAGTCATAGCGATACTGCGATGCTTCGTCATTGCTTGAATCGCCAACGTCTAAATGGCGTGTGTCCTCAGGTTCCAAAGTGACTAACACCACAGTGTTGGGGGGATAGTCCACGCCGTCGATGCTGATCGCCTCGTCGAGCAACTCCCAAGTGAACGAAAACGCGACAGGGTCCGTGGGAGCTTGCGCGGCAATCGGCTTGGCGTGCATCTGCCAAGTCCATCCGGAGAGATCGACGAGCTGGCCGTCGGCATCTTCGAGGGCGATGTGCTCTCGGTAGCTGGTCCCCTGCTCGAGATCGAAATCGTAGGATGGTGCTTCGGCCATTTTGACTCCTTAGGCGTGTGGCAACCGGACGCTAGCGCGTTCCGGCTAATGAGCCGCAGTGCGTTAGCACGCGGTTGGTATTGGAACCGGACGCTAGCGCGTTCCGGCTGATTCGGCAACCGGACGCTAACGCGTTCCGGCTGATTTTTGCAACTCCTTATGATTCGGATTTGCAGACGAATTGAACCACGCGACGCTTGGCATCAAACCCAATGGAAACGATGTGTAACGTCGCTTGAGTCCTACCACGGGAATCGAGCCACAGTAGCCGCATCGTTTCCAAAAGTCCATCGCGACTGGAGCGACGAATCGAAACGGTGTACTGCCGCGTCGCGGTCACCTGGGCCTGGACGTTGGATTCGCCACCCGAGGTTTGGACGATCTGGGCGGCGAGCTGCGAACCGAACCGGACCCAGGTCTTGATGGCTTGGTTGGTCGCAGGGTCTCGCCCGTCCACTGGCCGCTCAATTTGGATTCGCTCTCGCAATTGGCCTGCTCTCATCCGACGTACCTATAGAGCCTGAGAGACTCGATGAAATCGTTGTAGGATCGCTCGATCTCTTTCGAGATCGAACCGACGAGAACCGTTTCGCGGTTTTCATACCAGTGACCTAGCAGCATAAGGCATGCCTGCTTGGCCAGCTCAACCCCTTGCGTTGTGCTCTCGCCACTGAGTCCGCACACAAACGTGACGCTGTAGCAATCAATGTAACCAGGGGTCGGCTCAGGCCAGCTCTGGCCTGGCTGGATCACGAGCTGAGCTGGTCGCACCCCCTTATCCACTTGGTAGCCGGTAAACGTGGCCAACTCTCCCGAGGGGTCTCGGTACTGGACGGCTTGGACGGAGAGGAGGGGATGGAATTCGATCGGGAGGGAAATCGTGCCCTGCTTGACCGGACTGGATCGCCAACGGACGCGGACGCGACGTTCCCCGAGCGCCCAGCCAGAATCACGCTCGACACTTTCCCTGGCAGCACGAATCAGGCGGGCTAGAAACTTGTCGTCGTCCCCTGGTTGCACGACGACTTGTTCGCGTGCTTCCTTGAGCGTCACGAAGGGTTCCACCTCGGTCAGGAATTCAATAGAGGGCTTCATGGCGGCTGATCCTTAGCAAAATGGTCGTCGAGCGACATGCTGGTGAGGTGATAGCCTTTGCACCGAGGGCACTGGTAAACCCGCTGGGGTTGTCTTGGCTTTTTCTGATGGGGATTGGCTGTTATCCTGCGCAGAGCTGCGGTCGCCTGAGCCTGATCCCGAAAGCGTTTCTTCTCGCATCGTTTCTTTTGGCTCATTCATTGGTCACCCCGGATAGTGTCAGGATCAAGTCCAGGGATAAGACGTAGTCGCCCTGTTCGCTGCCGTCAACCGGAGGACTGTAGAGATCCCGAATGCCACCATACTGGCAATCGCAAAGAAAGTAGGTTCCGAACCCGGGAATCTCGACCGGACCGCGACGCGTTCTGATATGCCGCCTGATCGCCCGAACGACTCGGGCACAGTCCGATAGCACCAGGCCCGCGACATCGATCTGTATGCGATCGAAATCCATCCCAGCGTCCCCCGCTAGGGTGTGAGTACCCGATCCCGAAATCTGATGGAGCACGACAAAGCAGCGACGATCGCCTGGCTCACGCTGATCGCGACGTTTCGGGGTGACGAGAAAGTTATGCTCCTCGGAGATTTCCAGGAGCATTTGTGTGACGACCAGAGTCGAGAGCATGATGGAAGCTACTTGAGCTGAACGGCCAGCACCTTGGTGGGTTCGGTTTTGTCCTCGATCTTTTTGGCTGCCTCAGCTCCGCAGGCTTCGATGTACGCATCTTTCCATCGAGGGTATTTGGGACCATCCTTGAGCGTGACGAGGAACTTACCTTTGATAAGGCTGTTCTTCATCTTGGTGGTCATCCAGTCGATGATATCTTTCCTGATCGCTTTGCAGATGTTCTCGGCGGAGGTGAGCTCCGACTGAGCGATTTTTCGCAATCGTTCCGCTTCGTGGTATCGTTGCAGAACATCTTCGTCAAGTTTGAATCCGGGAGTCATGGGCGTAGTGATTGGTTTGGGTTGGGTTTCGTGCTTCAATTAGCCGGAACGCGTTAGCGTCCGGTTCCCGTATTAGCCGGAACGCGCTAGCGTCCGGTTACCGTATTAGCCGGAACGCGTTAGCGTCCGGTTACAATATTAACCGCGTGCTAGCGCACTGCGGCTGATTAACGCCTACGCGATCGATGAGGGGCATATCGCGACGGACCGAGCTTCGGGGGATCAATAACCGTCGGTTCTGTTTCCATAACCGTCGGTTCCGTTTCAACAGGGGGCGGTTGCTTTGGCTCTTCGACGAGGACCGCTTTCCCGCTAGCCACTAGCAGCTTGGCGGTGGATTCCGAGGGGGACCAGGTGTCACCGATTTTGCGTGACTTCCAGTCCTGGAGCATTGTGACAGTGGGCATGATGTTCCTCTATCGCTGCTTTGGTTTGGCGGTCTGCTTTGGTTGGGCTGTCTGCGTCGGTTTCGCCGAGGGTTTGCGGACCGTCTTGGCGGCATCCTCCTCTTGGAGGAGGACCTCGGGCGGAGACTTGGACGGCTCCGCGATTCGGCGGCGTAGGTAGATCGCGGCTGCACCGTCCGGTACGTCGTAGGTGCGACCCGCTACATATCCACGCCAGGATTGCTTAAACGTCAGATGCATTATGCGGCAGCGCTCCGGATTCCGATAAAGGCTCCGCCGTTGTTCGCATCCCCCACGTCATGAGGCATGATCGCACCACGCATGAGGAGCCGGATACCGATTTCGTCTGTGGTGAAGAAAGCTTCCGTGGAGATCGCGATTTGAATGTCGCGACGAACACCGACTAACAGGGATTGAAACAGATCCCCGAAGCCACCGAGCCAAGTGTTGACCGGAATGGCGGCTTGATTCTTGGGAAAGATCGAGCAGAATCGCACCGGGTAGCCCAAGAAAAACAATCGCCTGCGACCTGTCCCGTCGGTAAGCTCCATCGCATCGTTGCCGCCGATCGCTTCCTTGATAGGGGCCATGGCGAGCGTGTAGAACTTTTTGTTGACGTACCACGCACAGCGGGATTCGTCGGCATACTCCTCGACCCTGCCAACGATCGTATCGAACATCGGCTTCGTGAAAGCAGCATAGGACAGCACGCCGTTGGGCGGGATGTATCGCGATCCGTTGGCGAGAGCAGGCAGGATGCCAGTAAAGCCACCGGAGGCGGCATTGCCTGTGCCCAGAAATCCGGTCTTATCGAGTTGCTTGGCCGCTGCGCGGGCTAGCCGAACGGTGATGTTGTCTGCCATGTCAACGATGGCATCCTCGGAGATTTCCGAGCTCATGCGAGTCAACGCACCGAGCTTGTTCGCCACGAGCTTGTACGAGGCATAATCAAAATCTAGTTCGGGCACTGGTTGCCGTTCGGCATCAGCGCCGTTGGTTGCTCCCATCCATTGGGCTTCGGGATCGCCGACCTCTTTGGTTACGTCGAGCGTATCGGTCGTCATGCGTCGCACGTCGGCATCCTGAAGGATCACGCCATAACTGTAGGCGTAAGTCATAATCGTGCTGGCCAGTTCGCTCGGGACCAGGAATCCCCCCTTGGTGTCGACGCCACCGGTCTGGGCACCGCGAACAATCTTGATGCCATGTTGGGCACACCACTGGCGTGACGGTTCGTGATCGAAAAGCGCCGCGAGGTAAAAGCGACCCGCCGTGTAGGCTTGTGCCTCGGCATGAGGACCCGAGAACGCTTGCAGTGGTCGGCCTATACGATACTGAGACGGGACGATGATCGCCGAGGGAGCTACGTCGAGATTTGGCGACTCGGTACCTGGTTGCAAGCCTGCGGAGGTGCCAGGATGGGATCCTGCGGCGGCTCTGGCTCTTTCGGCGGCGAGAGCGGCTTGGTTTTCTTCGATCCGCTTGGTCCGTTCCAGAGCTGCCTGCAAGCGAACCATTTTGCCCTGTTTGTAATTGGCCGTGCCAGGTTCACCGGAACCCATAATGGCATCGATCTCGGCCTGTTCTTCATCGGTGATGTCCCGATTGTTTTGTTCGCAATCGAGGCGAATGGCCTCGATGCGTTCTCGGAGGGAGTTGATTTCCTCAGTGATTTGCTGCGAGTTTCGAAACTCCGCGTAGACGGGTTGTCGAGGTTCCAACGCCCCGAGCGCGAAACAAGCGAGGCCTGCGAATCGAGAAGCGAATCGTAGTGAAGATTGAGTGAGCCGCACGGGTTGTTCTCCTGGAACACGACAATGGGGAAACGGAATTTGAGTCTTTGCGAGTATCGCAGACCGAAACGCAAATCAAGAGCTGATCGTTAGAAAACACGAACCTCCTATTGCATCGAAATTCCTGTGTGCTACTGCTAGAAGAGCCTGAGCGAAAGAATCGCGACCCTTTCCGTGCGGGTAGCGGCAGGATGCCGCCAGGCTTTATCGAACATAGGGATGCACTCAATCACGCTCTGAGGGCAAGGATGCAACGGGTTTTATTGATAGGGCTATTGCTGCTGGCGACTGGTTGCACGGACTCGCAATGGCGGTTCATCCCTGTACCTCCCGAAACACCCATCGCGAATGTCCCGCCGAAACTGAGGCAGACGAACTGGGTCGATCGAAAGGGCTCGGGCTCGTGCGTGATCGCCTCGAGCTGCTCACTGCTACGATGGCACAATCAAGATGCGATTGCCGATTACTTTCGCAAAAACTATGCCGGAGGTCAAACGGCCAAATCCATCACGGATATTTGGACACGGCACAAGATCCCGTTCGAACAGGAAACCAACGGTCGGCCTGAGTTCCTGGATTGGTGCAGCACAACCAGACGCCCAGCGATTATCTGGTTCTTTGATTCGCACTGCGTCACCTTTTGTGGGTACGGAGTGCACAACAATCGCCAGGTGGCTTGGCTGCTCGACAACAATCGCGTGGAACGATTCATCCCGGTCGAACGCAATGCGTTTCTACGGGCCTGGCGTGGTTATGGCGGGTTCGCCATGGCAACCACACTGGATCCATGTCCGCCACTTCCTAGACAGGGTTATGAGGTGATCCGATGACCAGACAAGCAGTCGTGGTTTCGTTTTCTCTCGGTACGATGTTCCTGCTATTGGCCTGTGCGATGATGGTCGCCGGTGCGATGATCGCTCAGTCGCAACGGGAACCAGGTCCCATCGTGATGCCCCCTCGTATCGGTCCCGCGAATTCTGTCCTGAAGGAAGCGATCGACGAGTGGAAGTACGGGCCAGTGGATCGAGCGAAGCAAGCGGAGGTAAAAGATGGCTTGCTGGACCGCCTTCGTGCGAGACGGCAATCGCGTCTGTGTCCCCCCATGCAAGCCTCACCCATGCAAACTTCACCTGTGCAAACCTATGCAAGCATTACCAATCTCTCCACCATGCGAAACGGTCCGACGGAGGTCCGCATTGTCTGCCCCCCTCGGGTTGTTAGTGGCGAGAACGCTCCCGCAGTTTCGCTCCCAGAGTATCCCGCCGTTTCGCTGGATGCCTTGTTGTATCTCAATCCGAGCGATTGCCCATCATGCGATCGAGGTGCGGAGCTGAAGACGGGTGTATTCGTATGTTCGCATTGCGGGAAAGCTTGTGTGGGGGACGAGTGGCATACCGATTGGCAACCGGACGGAACTCCCCTTACGTTCTTATGCAAAGAGTGCTACGGCAAATTGACACCTAGCCAGCGTCAATCTGTGTTGAACCGTTACCTAAAGCAACAAGCATCCCATCCCTTGAGGGGCCTAGCCCCGGAGGTTTCTCGATAATGCCCGGCATCCTTCGTCCTTCGCTCGCCATGCTCTGCTGTGTGCTCTGTTGTGTGCTCTGGTCTGTGCTCTGTTGTGTGCTCTGTTCTGTGCCATGCCTAGCACAGTCGCAAAGCAGCCTCGGGCAACTGCACTTGGTCTATATCGGCCACTCGTCCGACCCGCAGTTCCAGTGGTTCCACACCAACCCCGAACTCGCCCAGCTCAAGAAATCCGTGACATGGTCCCATTTGAAACCCACCGATACGATCTTTATGGAGCGATACCGACCAGTGCTGGGTGATGATCTGCCGATGGTGATCTTGGAGCGTGCCGACGGCGGGACGATCTACGCGGCCTCTGGAAAGACGCTGCCAAAATACGGGAGCGATCTGTTCGCGAAATTGCGGGAAAGTTTTCATCTGGCCAAAGCGGCGGCGGCTCCTGTCCGAGCGGAAGAGCTGCTGTATGAATCGCAGCCGTGCGTCGGTCCGTTTTGCCCAACGCCTGATGCGTCTGGGTTTCCGATTCCGGACCAATCGCGATGGCTGCCCCTACGCAAGGATCCCTTCGAGAAGGAGGGAATCGTCAGTAGTGTGACGAACCTGGTCTGGCTGATCTTAGCTTTTGGGGCTTTTGGATTTTGTTGTTTCGTTCTCTTTCTTGCCGTTTGGCTTGTCTCGATCTTCATGAGGTCTCCGTAATGAGCGCTCCCAGCATGTTAATCCTTTACGCGGGACTGATGTTGTTCCTGGCATTTGCGTTCATCGCATCGGTCGCCAGTGCCGTGCTAATGTTCCGCAAGCTCGGTCGACGATCGCCGCAGAATGCGAGCCGCAACTCCGATTCTGCGCACGAAAAAGCCGATGCTTCGCACTTGTTCGAGGGAATCGATTTCTCCGGTGGTGTGAGTGACGAAGAGCTCGAGCTGATTCGCCAGCGTGCTGCCGAGGCGGCTGCGAAACAATTCCAAGCGGTGGCGACGAAAAAAATCCGAGCTTTGCTCCAATAGACATTCAGGATTTGCGAAAGCAACGCCTGCTGAAAAATGCCGCAACGTGCCCGACGACAACCGAAACATGCCACTGCACCGTCTCGCTCAAATGCTAGGCAGCGTGGTTATGATGCAGATTGGGAGGCACTGCGAAGAGAGCATCTAAGACACGAGCCAACTTGTCGAAAGCATCGCGAACAAAATCGAATCGTCCCGGCGACCGATGTGGACCATATCATTCCGTTTCAATCGATCGAAGATCCACTCAGACTTGACCCTAACAATTTGCAATCACTATGTCACGCTTGTCACAGCCAAAAGACTCAGCAGGATCGGCGACTCCATCGAACTCGCAACCACCGACCGCCCCGGAGGTGACCAATGTCCAAGAAAAAGCCAGCCGTTCGGCGGCCAAAATCCAAATCGACATCGCGTCAGCCATCGCCGAGCAAACGGCGAAAGCCTTCGACGAGCAAGCCGACTTCCTCGAACAGATCGGTAGAACCGCCTGACAGCAGGCCGCCGAGCGAATCGTCTCCGGTGTCACCTCCGCCCTCGAACCCGTTATTAGAAGCCTCGTCGAACAACAGTTGCCCGCGGTGGTTGCACAGCAAGCCGACAGCTTGCGAGAAGTGGCACGAGCTCTGCGGGCTTCTGCAAGCTAGGAACCAACTCGATCTATGCGACTTTGATCTGCTGTCGCTGTACTGCGAAGCGTGGCAACAAATCGTCGATGCCGATGCTCTGCTGAACAGTGAGGGGGAAGTTCTGTATGGGGAAAAGGGAGGTGCTTACATGCACCCAGCCGCCCATAAGCGAAACATCGCTATGGATCGGGTGACACGGATCGCGAAGGAGTTGGGGATCGGTTTCCGAGCAAGAAAAGGAACCGCGACGGCCTCGAGCAGCGAAGAGAGCGAACTGGATAGTTTTTGAATGATTTCGTTAGCACGAGCGAAAAGAGAAGGTTGGCTTGACCAAATCCGCACCCCCTCCGATGAACAAGCGGTCGCGGAGGGTTGCTACTTTGACCGGGCGGCGGCTGATCGAGTCGTTCGCTTTTTTCCTGAGTTTCTCGTTCATTGCAAGGGGAAATTCGCTGGCAAACCGTTCGAATTGCTCGATTGGCAAATCCGAGATGTGATCTATCCCATCTTTGGCTGGAAGCGTCCCAACGGATACCGCCGGTTTACTAGGGTGTACATTGAGATTCCGAAAAAGAATGGCAAGAGTACGCTGGCCGCTGGTATCGGTCTCTACATGCTCTGCGCCGATCGAGAATTCGGGGCAAACATCTACTCCGCCGCTTCGGATCGGCAGCAAGCTGCGATCGTACACGGGGAAGCCATCAACATGGTTGACACCTCGAGCAAGCTGAGAAAAACACTGAAGATCAACCGAAGCAATTGGCAGATATCGTATCGTAAGAAGCTCGCTAAGTACGTCGCTCTTTCCTCCGCTCCTGAAGGAAAAGAGGGGTTCGACGGTCACTGTGCCATCTGTGATGAGCTGCACGTCTGGAACGGACGGGCTCTTTGGGATGCGCTGAGATACATGGGCCGGGCTAGAACTCAGCCGATCATCTTTGTGATCACAACCGCTGGAAACGACCTCGAGAGCGTATGCTACGAGCAGCATGAGTATGCGTTGCGGGTTCTCAATGGCGAAATCATTGACACGCGATTCTACCCATTGGTTTACCATCTCGAGGAAAAAGAAATCGAGGGTGATAAAATCTACGATCGGAAGCTTTGGGCCAAGTGCAATCCGTCCCTCGGCGTCACGATTGACGAAGACGAGTTCGGACGCGACCTCCACGAAGCCTTGCAGAGCCCACGAACACGAGCGGCATTCCTCAGGTACTCGTTCAATATTTGGTGCCAGGATGTCACGACCTGGTTGCCTCAAGACTTCTGGATCAAGTCGAGCATGAAACGGGATTCCCCCCGACTAGCGACGGTCTACGGAGGTCTCGATCTGGCGAAGATCTCAGATATGTCGGCTCTCTGTTTGACCGAGCCGCTCGAGCGAGAGCCGATACCGAACGGTTTCACTCAAGTCAAAGTGGTTAGCGACTTCAGCAACCAAGGGAATCTCTACAAGGAAAACGCCATCGAGATTTTTCCTCAATCGATTGCGAAATCCTTGGTGTCTGCGGGTGTCGTGGAACCCTACATTTCCCCTAGACCATTCCACCAACGCTTTTGGTTCTGGATACCAGAAGAGAAGGTCAAGGATCTGGAAAAGATGCTGCCGAATCTCTCGTTCAGGAGATGGGCCGAAAAAGGTTTCCTACGTATCACGCCAGGAAACGTGACGGATTACGGTTCGATCCTGGCGACGATTCGCGAACTCAACAACTTTTATCGTATAGAAAAGTTGGCGTTCGATCCGTGGAATGCCGAGCACCTAACGCAGCAATTGGAGGAGGATGGCATAGAACGGGTCGAGTTCACGCAAACCATGGCCAATTACGCCCACCCCACGGCGGAATTCGAACGCCTGTTGCGGGCTGGCCTGTTGACCCATGAACCGAATCCGGTCATCGACTGGCAAAGCAAGAACGTCAAAGTGAAGACGGATGCGAGCGGAAACTTTCGACCGGTAAAGCCGGCGCATGAGGATTACAAGAAAATCGACGGCATCGTGGCTGCTATCATGTCGCTCAACGAGGCGATGCTGGCCCCCGAAGCTCCGACCGGTTCTAGCTTGATTTTCTAGGAAAGGCTGGATACTTAGCGGGAATGTTCCCCTTTCTTCGTTCGGCAATTCGTAGATCCCTAGGCTGGGCCTTTCAGACTTCAGGCGTAAATGAACCTGCGGGTTGGCTCGTGGAGTTCCTGCGTGGCAATGAGCCTGAAGGCGGACCTATGAAGCCAGAGGAGGCTCTCAAGCTGCCAGAGGTCTGGTATTCGGTGACCAAGGTGGCGGGGCATTGTGCCGTTCTGCCGATGCATCAGTGGGAGCAGGACGAATCGGATCCTCGCATCCGACATAAACTAAAGGATCACCCGGCATGGCGTTGCGTCCACACAAGACCTAACCCGCTCATGTGCGCCGCCGTCTTTTGGGAAACGCTCATGGTCCACGCTCTGTTGCGAGGTAACGGTCGTGCGCTCATCGAGCGCAATCCACGCGGCCAATGTCAGAGACTGCATTTGCTACCGACTGCCATGAAAACCATTACGGTCAACGGCGAGAAATGGCATACGTGCGAAGTGGCAAAACCGGACGGTACCCGCGATATGAAGGTGTTTCATGATCGCGATGTGCTGCACGTGGTGGGTCTGTCGTTCGATGGCGTGATCGGTATCGATCTCATGGAGTTTGCGAGCGACTCCCTGCGCACGGGACGAGCTGCTCTCAAGGCAACTCGCCATGCGTTCGAGAACTATGACATGCCGGGCATGGTGGTCACCGCGCCAAAGGGGATGTTCAAGACAGAGGACGAAGCCGCCGATTGGTTGAGCCGATTCCGTGAAGCTCATAAGGGAGCGAAGAATCGTGGAAAGTCGGCGATGATCAAGGATGGTATGACCCTCACGCCGCTGGTGCAGAACCTGAAGGACTTCGAAGCAAGCGAGATCCGCAAGCTCACGCGACAAGATGCTGCGCTGTGGTTTCTGATCGAGCAGATCGTGGGCGATGACACGAGCGTTTCCTACAATTCTCTCGAGCAAAAGAACCTGGCGTACCTAGCAAATTGTCTTTTGCGATGGCTCACGCGGATCGAACAAGAAAGCGATGAGAAGCTATTTTCTGAGACCGAGAAAAAGACGGGACGCTTCTATAACAAGTTCAACGTGGCTGCTCTTCTCCGCTCCGACTCGAAGTCCCAAGCGGAAACGATCGCAAGGCTTATCTCAGCTCGCGTGTACAACCCTAACGAAGGACGCGAACTACTAGATCGCAACCCATACGATGGGGGCGAAGAGTATGCCAATCCCGCTATCACACCAGGCCGCTCTACGCTCGAGGTAAAAGAAGATGGCTCATAACATCCGCTCCGAATCAGAACCAGCAACGATCTACATCTACGATTCGATCGCCAAAAACAATTACTGGGAGGACTCAGTCAGTGCGAAAGCAATCATCGAAGCCTTGGATTCGATCGATGCTCGTGAGATTACCGTTCGGATCAATTCGCCTGGAGGCGATGTATTCGAAGGCGATGCGATTTACAACGCGTTGCGCCGGCGTTCGACTCGTTCGAAGATTCATGTTGCAATCGATGGTTTGGCCGCATCCGCCGCCGCGTATGTCGCCATGGCTGGCGATGAAATCGAGATCGCAGCCAATGCGTTCCTCATGATCCATGAGAGCTGGTCTTATGCAGTCGGCAACAAACGCGATTTTGACAAGTCTCGAGAGATGCTGGCCAAGATCGACGTTTCAATAGCTCAGATGATGGCTACTCGGTCTGGTCAGAGTAGCGAAGATGTTACAAAATGGATGGAGGCGGAGACCTGGTTTTCCGCAAGCGAAGCTGTCGAAAAGAAGTTCGCCGACAAGATCGGTACCGAACTCAATTCACCGGTAAGCGATGCAGTGGCCAGAGCTGCCGGACAATGGGCAAAGATCCCGACGGCGTTCCAGCAATCGCTCGCGGCCTATTCGAAGCGGATTCGGGAGCAGGATGCACAATCGACAACCCCTAGACTGGATGCGTTGAAGCGACGAATCGGACATGCCTAAGAACAAGGTCGAAGTTTCTATAAGCCATGAAGAATTTGGGCTTGAGGCACTGCAATCACTCGCTGGCGCGAATCGTCTGTTGGGTCTGAAGCGAGCGTTGCAAAAAGCAGGTGTGATACCTCAGCGTAGAGCGAAAGAGCTTTGCCCGAAACCAGGTTATCCTGGCGACGATCCAACGAAAAAGCCGTTGGTCGATACGATCGGCGTGAAGGTGTGGGTGGGCGATTACACCATCGTTTGCTACGTCGGCCCTCAATATCCCGCCGGTGCGCACGGCCACCTTATTGAATTTGGCCACCGATTAGTGAGAAACGGGCAAGTCTTGGGTTGGGTAAATCCAAAACCTTTCATGCGACCAGCCGCAGACGAAACCAAATCCGAGCAAGAGGCAGCGATAAAATCGGAGTTGCAAGCAGCCGCCAGACGTGCGGAGAGAAGAGCAGCAAAAGGAAAAACATGAGAGCGGGCTGTGTTGATGGTTGCTCAGGCAATTCGCCGGAGGCCTCCCGCTCCCATGTGTTTCGTCATGTGTTTCGTTTAGTGCGACACTGCTTGATGCAGTTGCACCGCAAGCTTAGTGAGGATCAACTGGTTTAGGCTGACTCCTTCGATTGTAGCCTCTTCGGCCAACGCTGTGTGAAGACTCTTGGGCAATCGTAACATCAACTGCCCGCTCTTCTCGACTGCCGGCGCATCAGCCGCCGGAGTCTTTTCAATGATCTTGCGGATCTTTTTCATGATCGGCGATGCATCGACAGCTTCCCGATCCGCCTTTCTTGGGAACAGTTGGCCGTATCTCGCACCGATACCGAACACGGCGTTCCATAATTCGTTTTGCTTCGCACCGGTGGCGGCTATCGCCTCGGTGTGCGCTAGCAACTCTTTCAGTTTTTCATCGTATTGCTTGGACATATCAAACCTCCTTTAGAGGAAAAACCCTGGTGGCCGGACCATCCGGCCACCAGGTGGTTGTCATTCGGTCGGAAGTATTTCGACCGTTCCGTCTGCCACTTCGAAGTACATCGCTTTTTGCTCGAGCATCTTGCCGATCATTGCGACGATTTCGCGAGCTGTCACTAACTGAGACTCCTCGCAAGCGACCGAAACCAAGTAACTTGGTTCGTCATAAACTTGGCCGTCGGAATCTATCCAGATTCCCCGACCGGGTCCGTCGATCGATGCCCCTCCGAACTCCTTCGCGATCAGGTACCAAACCTGATTTAGAGTTTCGTTCGGTATGGTGGAGCCATCATTAAAGTGAGTCGGAACTCTTGTTACCCATTTCTTCATGGGTCACCTCCTTTTCGAATTGTCAAAGAACAACCATCAACACATAATAATGATACCGCCTATAGTACCACCGGCAAGAGCCAAGCGGCAAAAAATTGACTTTTTTCGATACCCCACCCACCCCCAAAAACGGAAATATTTCGCGGAAGGTTTCTTGATGGTCCAGGACGACCCATCTGGGTAGATTTTCACCGCCCCCCCTCCTTGGAGGGGGCCGGGGGGAGGGATGACGAGCCTTCGGAGCTGCGCCGTGAGGAACGAACGAAGCTGCGACGAAGGCGGGAAAGAGTAGCGAAAAGGCAAGACTCTATAACAACTAATTGCACCCACCCACGACAGGCAAACAGGCAATTCAGTTGTTAAAGTGTCTTGCCTTTAAGTCCTTTATTCCGCGATCGGCGGAAGGGTAACTCTCATGGCCGGCATTAGCAGAGGGTCTAGATAACTCTCGCGCGTTGTGCGGCTGTCTCTATGGCCAGCCAGTTTTGTTCCGAGTCCAGGAGACTGAGACTCTGCATAGGTAACGGCAGCTCGCCGCAGAAAGCGAAACGTACCTGTCAGTCCAGCAGCCTTGAATCGCTTTTGCACGTCTCGATAGAACTCCCGCCTGTCACTTCGTAATGGCCATACCAAACGCCTTTTTGGTTGCTGGACGAAAGATTCATTGATCAAATCCATAGTGCATGGATTTAATGTGCAAACATGCTCGTGATGCGTCTTTGATGCGATCATGACTAAGGTACCACACCCGGAATTGTTATCAGTGAGGATCCAATCACGCTCGATAGATAATAGGTCGCCAAGCCGCAAACCAGTGTCCCAAGCAGCTGCGAAAAGTGAAGCCCAATAAGCACCTGCGGACACTCGCCAGGCCCATTCTCTTGTGTCCTCCTTAGTCACCCTGACCAGACGTTTCACATCATCGATCGACCAGGCTCTTGGCGAGCGTTTGACAAGTCGAATCTTTCTGCATGGCTCAAAGACCGGGCAAAGCCCAGAGTCGTAGGCAGCTTTCCACAACGTCACGAAGGCGCGTCGCCTGGTGTGCTGTGTAGTGGTGGTAATCGATCGCGACTTTAGCCAATCGACAAATTGATTAGCAACCGATCGATTGATTTTCGCGACATCATCGCACCCCGTAGCTTCAGTGAACTGTTTGGCTGCTGGCAGATAGTAACATTTCTGAGAGTTTTCCTTGATTCCATACTGATGGTTTTCAAAGTAATGGTGAGCAAACTCGACCAAGTTCATAGTGAATGGGCCTTTCTAGCAGATCAGCAAAAATCCTCCATGATGGAAATTCCTGCGTCCATGCTAATTAGGCCAATAGGCCAATCCACTACGAGCCTGCGCCACACCATAAGTGAAAACGGTGAAAGGGTGCGATAATCCGCACAATCGTACCCACCTGCTTGAGGTGCTAGTGGGAGCAATCCCTTGGAGGTTCAAGTCCTCTCGGCCGCACTGGAAATTTCTACCCTAGTCTGAAAGAACTAGGTTGCAAGGGAATGGACGCTTAAATCCGCCTTTTTAGGGAATATGCCGTGTCTGATCAGAAGAAGACTCCTCCCACGCCTCGCAAGGATACAGGGACCGTTAAACGAGGCGACGACAATACGCCCCGTAAATCAACCAGCCAGCCACCTAGCCAAAAGACCACCAATCAAAAACCAAACGGCGGCAAGTAGTCGTTTGTGCATGAGGGACGTTATGACGCTTGTCTCTACTGTCGCGATAGCGTACTGCCTCGCCAGCCAGTACCTCCAATCGTT